GAAAGTTGCGTCCCAATTAATGACTTGATTCATTGTTATGCACTCCCTTTTATAATTTATTTATAGTTTATTCCTGCTTTTTATATCTCTCTTATAAAATTGCGAAGTTCATAATATATTATTACGCTTTAATGTTTCAAAAGTTCTACCCTTTATTGTGGAAACTTCTACCAAGCCGCCATAATCTAATGAGTTAATGCTTATTGCATATTCGTCATCGAGTCTCTTAGAGTTCTGAATAAAAACAAACTCTTTTGATGGCTCAAACATAATACCATTGAGCATATACGGTTTTTTGAATTTCAATTTTTGTCGTGGTTTCATATCTTTGCTCCTCTCAAGAGAGATATAAAAAACGGAACAAACGCTATTAGCGTTGGTCTACAGGCTAACAAGTAATTGGCACGCTTAATGCATGCTTTGCTTTACTTGTCGCCCAACACAACCCATAGCGCAAAATTGCGTCTTATTGCTGATTGTGTTTATAGTCGTTGATAACGGTTAGACTAATATCACCGTTTAGCGTTGTTTATGAGTCGTTCGCTAAAATGTGCGACTGTTGGGAATGATTCGCCAACTACCATGGATTATAAATGATGCAGGGTAAAACGGTAAAGCCAGTTAGAACGTTTTAATGCTGTTAATGCTTGCTATAAGTAGGTTATAGCTCCTATAAACAGATTAAGATGTACACTCATGTACAAATGTTGGGAACAATTCACCAACTACTATAGACAATAAAAAACAATAAAAGCTTGGTTGTCACGATTAAGCATTTTACAATGTTTGTGCTAGTATGATTAGTGTTGTGCTTGTGTAATCGTTAGAGACTAGTGACAAGCTGCTAACAGGGACTAGACAATGATTGTGCTAGGTTGTGACTGTGCCAATAGTTAAAGCTATAGCTTTAATGTTGTGTAGTGCTTTGTTGTATTTGCTATCCTTTAACTATCTTTAGTATACTGCTGGCAGATAAAAAATGCAAGCACCTTTTTATAATTTATTTTTTATAAATATTTCAGAGAGTATGAGATTACATGATCAATGATTGATTATAGCTGATCACTAATTGATTACATGATAGTAATATAGGGATAGAAAGGCCTGTATAAGGTTTAATAAGATAGATAGTATAAAAGGACAGATAATATATTGATAGCGTTAGAAGACGTTACAAAGGCTTATAAGTTGTCATAGTTTTATGATGCCCATAGACAGATTCATATGCCCATAGTAATTATAAATAAGCGATATAATATAGACAGTAAAAATAAAATGGATGAGAATGGCTTCAGAGGGCTTATAGATGGTAACAGTATATAGTATGTAATAATATGATATGCATGTATGATCTAATGAGATAATATAATATAAGATAGTTTTATACAACTTATAAGACATACTTATATATTAACATAGCTGGAGTGAGCAAAAGAGCATACAATATAGTGAGTAACAATATGCATATATGGTTTATATAAGTAATATTTATAATAGGTATAAGAAACGCTTATAATAGTTGATAGATGGAATAATAGTTAGATGGAAATTGTATAACAAGTGTATAGGTAATATATGATTATGTATAAGTATTGTATATATAAGTAATCCTTATACATTGTATAAGTAAAATTTATAAATATTATTACGTCAAACTTTTTCCATTGTTAACAATAATTACCATGTATTTTAGTGCAAGGCTTTTTTGACCACTACACCAACTTTTTTGACCACTGCTCCAAGCAGTTTTTCACAATGACACCAAGTTGCAAACACGTTTCCCCTGTAGCACTACTTCTATTTCCTTACTAGTTCATGCAAGCCTCGCTCTACCTGTATTCCGTCTATCTATTTACAATAACCATCTATTTTATAATAGATGGTATTGCTTTTAGGGTTGACAATTCTTTTCTATTGTGCTTTATATCCCACAGGCAGGGGGATATGTTTGCATATTTTATTCGTTGCCTATTTTCCCCACACCCCCTTAGCACATCAATCTCGGTAACGAGTTGAAATTTTATCTTCTCTTATTCCAATCATTTCCACGTTTCCTTCAATTTTTACTACATCAGTTCAAATCAAAAATCTCACATTATTCCATATCCAACTATCTTATAATCTCTAAAAACCCCTCTCAATTCACCTTATTTTTACTCACATTTCACCACTTTTCCCCTATAAATTTATGTACAATAGTGCAAATCATTTTTTTATATCCCATATTATCGACATTATCTCAAACTTTCTTACCTTCCTATTTACCACTTTTTCCCATAATCATGCTATTTTTTGTCCTTTTTTCTCCTATTCGATTCAATTATCTCGCAATCATTACATTACACACCTTGCAAAACACACTAATTTTCACTCAAACAAATATCCTAGTTTATATCCCGTATAATCGAATATATCTCCACATTCTCAATCCTCAATTTTTAGTCATATAATCGCTTCCACTTAGTATTAATTTATATTCCTAATCTTCGTTAATAACTCAAAGTTCTTACCACAAAACTTTATAAATCCTAATCAGCAACACAATTAGCAAATATATGCTCTGCCATCTTACTGAGACACAAAAATAGCCACTTATTATCCAGTCCAAGATAGTTAAGCAGCTATTTAATACAATTTTACTATTTCTTTCTTAAATCCAAAACTCTACAGTTCCAAACACTGCTGCATGCTGACAGGGGGATAGTTTACACTTTTATTCTTTTCTTGTAACCAAAACTCGCTTCCCACCTATCATATATGAAATTTTATTTTGATCTCTTCTCACTATCTATCGTTTCCAGTTTTGTCAGATTTACTTTTACCATTCCACAAACTGATGTTCTTCTCTATGTTTTCCTTATGCAGTTTCTTAAAAGATTCTTTCTCACTCAAATTTTGCAATATATAATGCTCAAATTTAATTCCATCTTCCCCACGTTGTTTATGATCACGATAGTACGTAGACAAAAAATAGCTTCGATTCAATTCGCGTATCATTCGACTAATAGTATTTTTTCCTACTCTCATAGTTTTTGCGAGTTTTTCAATGGATACCCAACACTTGCCTTCAGCTTTATTGGAATACTTTTTAAGTATAAAAGACAATACAATCTCTTTAATGGTGAATCCGCAATCTAAATACTCTTGAACCAATTCAAGATTAATTGGAACATAATAATCATCTTCAGAGACTGGATTTTCAACTCCATGAGCATCTTTTGTGACTTGAGGGAGATTTAACAATTGAATGTACATGATTCCAGAATCAACATATCGATCCCATCTAGCTACATCAGATTTAATTAATTTATATCTCTCCAAAATTTTAAACAGTTCATAAGTTTTACTCATAGTGTAGCCAACTGATTTTTTCAAAGAAGACATAGACGTAACAATCAATGCTTCTTCATTTGACTGTGAAGCCATGTAGTATCTATACAAAGTCAAATAAAGAAAAAATGCTTCATATCCTGTCTTGAATACTACTCCATCCTCATCAAACCAATTTGACTTAAGCTTAATGTTTTTTATTTTAAATTTCATGCTTGATTCTCCTAAAATTTGAATTAAACAAAAGAGACAAAATATTATAACGTAACATTTAACATTTACCCTAAGACTAAACACTAATTCTAAATATTTAATGTCTTATTTTTTAAATTTTAATTTTTAAACAAATTTTTAAGTTTTAAATTTTAAACAAACAACTGTGCGAAAGCACTCTCTTTTTTGGAACAACCTAGTGTAGCGATAGCGAAACGGAAAGTGAAGCGTAGCGTAACGAAGGTTGTGTATAGAGATATTACTTAATTGATTCAATTATTATAATATTAATTCCGTACCTGTTTTTGAGTGTTTTGTCATACTTTTTTTGTGATTTTTATAAAAAATGAGCATTTTGTCAAAGTCTATTTTTAGCCTAAAATCTGAAATCCCTTGATACACAAGGCTTTTCAGCGTTTTTTATGTTGTACCTTGTACATACCTAAAAACGGTCATTTTGTCAAACTTTTTTTCTTTATATGTACCTGTTTTCGTCATTTTGTCACGCTTTTTTCGTCCAAAATAAGCGTTTTTGGGCATTTTGTCAAAGTGTCGCTGAAATCCCTTGTCCCACAAGGGATCTCGGAAACCATTTTGTCAAACTTTTTTATTTTGCGGTAATCATTAAGATGATTTTCTAGTCGTTTTGTCATAATGTACTGATGAAATAGTTTGTAAGTTGCAGGGTGAATTCCTTTACAAATGAATCTTTCACCTCTGTCGTGAAGAAATTTTTGTAGGTTCAGGTCATAACAATAGTAAAATTTAATCTTATCCATCTTAAGCTCCTTTTGCTTTTGTTTATTTTATTAATGTCCCCTCTTATCCTATTGCTTGCTATAAAGCTCTACAAGCCATTTTAAGGCGTTGTTCTAGCATCTGATTAGTATAATTTATCTTCTCATATCCCAGAACGCCTTAAATCTAAGCTTAAATCATTCAGAATTATATATTATTCTTTAACAGTTCTTGAAGAAATGTATTTCGTGTTAAGTTAGCTACTTTTTTGATTGAGCGATTAATGACTTCTGGTTGACAGAGCAGCACACCAAATTTTCTAAGGCGAGTGATAGCTGTATACAAAAGGTTGGCATTCATTTGATACGTGTGACTCTTGTCTACAATAATCAGTACCACATCACTTCCAGAGCCTTGTGATTTGTGAATTGTTAAAGCCCATGTATGCATTAATTGATTCAGTAAATTAGGAGTAAAGTGTACAACACCTTCGTCAAACTCAACATATACACCTTTTTTAGTCATTTCCATATCTGAGTCTCCGTTCTCAAACATATCGTCTCTATCAATCAGACCAATCTCTGTACCTTCAAACATGTCATCAATCTTACTCTTGTTCTTTTTAATATGTTCTTTGTTAACTTTTATAATCTTCCCTTTATCGCCGTTCACTAGATCAATAGTTTTACCGTCAATCGTCATTACGTCATAAGTATTTTTAATATTCATTACATAATCATTTACTCTAAAGACAATGTTTTCGTTATACTCAATTTCGTCTAACTTATCAAATGGTAATTGTGGGTTTACGATTTGTTGAACATTGTAATTAATAGCCTGAGTTCCCAAATCCCCAGTTTTTCTCGATGAAAGCACCATAACATTGTCGCTGCCATATACATTAATTAAATCTTGATAATAGTATTTGTACATTTCAACCATCTGTTCTTGCTCGATACAATTAACAATGAAGTCTTTACCAAATTCATACTCGCCAACACTGTTACGATCTAAGAAAGATTCACCTAGTCGAATCTTTGTAGCAACATCAAGTGCGCCACCTTCTTTTTGTCGGAATACGATATCTAACTTGGTGACTGGTATGATTTGGCTTTCAATCATGTCGTGTAATAAGTTTCCAGCAGCTACTGATGGAATTTGGAAACTGTCACCAATAAACAGTAGTCGTGCTTTAGGATTCTTAATTTTTTTGAGTAAACTGTCGAGAACAAATATATCCAACATACTGGTTTCATCAACTACTATGTAATCTTCATGGATTTCTCCAGAGCTTCCTTCAAAGCTTGGCTGATCATCATCACTGTCATAGTTTTTACGTCCATAACCAATAGCTTTATGTACAGTTGAAGCATCTCGATTAACATAATTACTCAAAACCTTAGCAGCAGCCCCTGTTGGTGCAAGCCATTTTACTGTTAAGTTTAATTCATCACACAAATCACGTAAAAACTTTTGCATTTGGCTTTTTCCTACGCCTGCATAGCCAACCAGCAAATGTACACCATAATGTTTAACATTAAAGAAAAAGTGTTTTTGTTGATGCGTCAATTGTATATTATTTTCTCTTTCAATTCCTTCAATAAACTCATCAATATCAAAATCCAACTCAGTAGCTTTATCACTCAGTTTTTCAGCGAACCATAGTGCAATTTCTTTCTCTGTTTCATATGCTTCTTTAGTAGCCACACGATCGCCATCATAGTAAATCACTTTATTTTTCATCAAACTATCAATTTGCTCATATAGTAAATTTTCATCACTAATCTGAAGTAACTCCTTGCACTTGTCAATCAATTCTTCAATATACATAAATGTATGACCATTATTTTGATTCTCTTTTACTGCGTACTTAATTCCTTCTTTAATACGTTCAGGATTTTTAAAAATCCCATTTATGTATAAATCTCTTGCTTGTTCTTTTGAGATTTCGCCAGACTCAATTTTTTCTTTCAAATCTTCTTCCTTCATGTTTTTTGCAATGGTATCAGCTTTAATAAAACCAATACCATCAATTTTAGTGAGAGAATAAGGTTGCTCTTTAATTTTTTTAGCCGCGTAATCAGCATTTCCATATAATTCAATCAATTTTACGATCACGCTAAAAGTGATACCATATTTTGATAACTCACTAATTAACACTTGATAGTCTAGGTTTTTTATAATTTTCTCTTTTACTCGTCTATATGTTTCTTCCCCAAACCCATGTACCTTACTGATGTCAATCTCATCGTTTTGAAACATTTTAATTAAATCAACTTCAGTGCCATAGGTATCATAGAGAGCCTTAAATTGTCGCTCAGTTAACAGCGCCCTAAAGAACTCTCGTTGTTGCAAACCGTTGCTAGGCAGTTCTTGAAAGATACTCACCACATCGTATGAAAACGGTCTGTCAGCCTTTGTGACAGTGGCTGTGTATTCTTGGTTTAATTCTAATTTTTGAATTTTACCTGCTATTACGAACGTTTGATAATCTGGATTAACCTCTATCTGGTCATTAGGTTCGCAAGCATAGCATGAATAAACATAAAACTGATCTTCTTTTTCAATTGCACCGTTTCTAGGAAATATTTGAAACGTTGGCTTTAGTTTTAATTTTATTTTTTCTTTTTTAGACAAAAAAATAACCTCGCTTTCTTTATTTTGTAAGCAAGGCTATTATATCATACATCTTAATACGTGTAAATTTATATTTTATCTTTTATAAACGAAGTCACGAGCCTATATCTTGTTGTCAATGACAGCGTAAGCCAATTGCTCATATGCAGTCATATTTAATTTCTTCAACCCTTCTAAAATTTGTTCTTTAGAAATGTTATCAAAGATACTATCATCAACTTGAGTAAACATTCTCATGCCAGCTAAATCTTTATAATTGATTGAATATTTTGCATACGACTCAATAAACACTTCAGAGCTGTTATGTCCTAGTTGTTCCATACCCATTTGGATGTTTCCACGAGTCTTCATTTCATAAACAGCAGCTATCTTACGAAGTGAGTGAGTTGTAATACGTCCTTTTATATCAAGTGTTGTAGCAGCATTGGTGATCGCATCATGAATATTATCAGGTGTAAGATTTGGGAATAGGCGATCATTGTTTTCAATTTTAAACTCTAACAACATTTCATACATCCAAGGGAAGATTGGCATAGATTTAACTTTGCTGAATTTCTCTTTTGTTCTTCTTGTGGTCAAAATGTACAGTTCTTGATCTTTGTCATAGTCTACATCTTCATAAACCATTGAACTTAAGGCATTCACACGAAGACTAGTAATTGCAGATATAATAATAAAAGCAAACAACTCTTTACCATAGATATGGCTTTCCTTAATATGCTCAGCGATTCTCAAGGCATCCTCTTTATCTAGTGGTGTATAACTGTCTGGAGTGTATTTAATACTCTTAGCTTCAAATATAAAAGGATTACAATCTAAGCCTTCTCCTTTAAGAAAACCAAACAGTCCTCTGACCGTATAAACCATCCGTCTAATTGTTCCTTGTGGATTTTTTCTTTCTTTATATAGTTCTTCAAGATAGGATTTATAGTTTGTGACATCGCTTTTTTTAATAGGCTCTCCATCTTTTCTAGTAGTAAGTTCCTTTGCGCTCATGTCGGTAATGTTTTTCTTGTGCAGAAAAAGATAAAATTGTGTGATATCACGCATATACTCAACCTGTGTCTTAAGTTTATAGTTGTTCAGGAACGAATTGATATACTCCATAGCGCTATCTGTCTTAGTAATTGTCATCACAAACACCTCACATTATTTTATGTAAAACCATCTATTCTACTTAAATATTAAGATAGATGGTTTTGGAAGTCAAGCAATTTGTTAAAAAGTATTGCAATTTTATAGTTTATCTTATATAATAGAAATAAGAAAGGAAGGTGAAAAATGAAACAATTTACTTCAGTGTTCGATCACTACACAGAAGAACAAATCTGCGCTGTTCTTGCCTATGCCGAAAATGCGGTTAATAATAATACATATCACAACAGTGACTATGATCTCCATTGCGAGTGGCTAATCACAGGAGATATAAGAGAAAATATAAAAAGATTTGTTTATTTAATCAACAAGTTAGAACGAGGAGATTGAAGATTTGCTAAAAAACAGACAGTTCTTTACCATGAAATTCCAATCTTCTCGCTTAAAAGAGTTTAATTATGATATTCAATTAGACTTTGATAAAGCCAAGAGATTGGGAGAAATTATTGCGCTATCTGATAGTCAAATGCTACGTAGTATTCGTAGAATTCAAAACAGATATGTGGACTTAGAGCACATAGATCAGTTATACATAGAGCGAGATAAACTAAAAAAGAAGGATAGAATAAAATATAAAAAAGATATTATAAAATTACAAAAAGAAATTAATAGACTTACTTTTGTGCCTGAATACATATCTATAGTCATGAACCATCCAAAGCACTACGAGTATCTGTTTCATAATGGTTTATTACTTAACGGTAAAAAATATGTGCGTTTTTCTTGTTCTGCTGGTCAAGCAAGGGTTTCAACTGTCATTTTTGTGGATGCAAGTATTGCAGATGAATTAAATCGTATCCTTAATAATGGTAGAGATATGATGAAAGAACTCACACCTTCTAAGTTTAACGCTTACTTTGGAGTCGCAGGATCAGCAACTAAAAAAGTTTCAACCCCTAAGTTTTGCCTTGTTCCTGATTATGAGTCGCCATTAAAATCAAAAGTCAATTACGTGACCGAAACAAACTTTGAAGAAGATGACATTATCGAGGTTCGTGAAATCGAAACAATGTTCAATCGCTTTGATGGACAGGGGCTAGTTAGCGTTAGACAGGCTAAACAGTGGGCTGATGAATTAGAGTTAGATTATATACCTGCTCAATGGTGTATTCGGCAGAATTTTATCAAGGGGATGCTTTGCACTTTTGATATACATGGTTTTTGTGAAGAAGTAAATAATGGCAATTACAATATAAAAACTTCCTACAAAGACGAAAATGGCAACTATAAGATTGTAGACGTTCGAGATATCGATGTCATACTTTCTGAAAGTCAGTTTAAACTGTGGGATTCCTTTGATAGTATCGAACAATATCAAAAAAATTGTGAAGAAAACCATCTTTATTGGGGAATATCGCTGTATACACCTAAAAGAGATAAAGATATTCTTAAACTGAACTATCAATTTCTTCAGACGTTAAACTTGAATAAGCAGGACATTGTGGACGTATCTAAAATGTTTGTAGATTGGATTGAGGGTGTGACTTCGGAGAATATTTATTACACCCTATTGTTCCTATTAGGTGAAAATGTTGATGAGGACAGATTGAGAAATTATTTTCAACATAGTGATAACCATTGGATTAAAGCGTTGATGCTTGACCACAGTTTGATTAATGATAAATACATAAGAACGAAGATATATGATTTAATTAAAACACGCATTCAACGTGCTTGCTTAGGTGAAATCTTAGTTGAAGGCAATTTTCAAGTAATTGTTTCTGATCCCTACGCACAGATGCAACATGTTTGTGGACTAGAAGTAAAGGGATTGCTCAAGCCTAACGAATATTATTCTGCTTACTGGAATAACAAAGGTGTAAAGATTGTTGATTCTATGAGAGCACCATTAACCTTCAGAAGTGAACATGTTAAGCTTAACCTAGTAAAAAATGAATTAACAGAAAAATGGTATAAGTATTGTTACACTGGTATTATTGTCAATGTTTTTGGAAGAGAAACAATGAATTGGGCAGGTAGTGATTTTGATTACGACATTCTTGCAACCACATCTGATGAGACAATTATAAAAGGCGTTTACGAGAATGAATTACCTATAGTTTACGATCCCCCTAAATCAACCAAAAAACTTATAGAGCCTGTAGACCTGTATAATGCTGATTTATTTTCTTTTGGTTCGCAAATTGGAGCAATTACAAATAAATCTACTTCTGCATTTGCCCTGTTGCCGAAATACAAAGAGAACTCGGAAGAGTATAAAGTACTGATGAATCGTTTGAAAATGTGTACGAAATTGCAATCAGCTCAGATTGACAAAGCTAAGATTGGTCGAGAAGTGAAGGGAATACCTAAAGCGTGGGTTGAATACAACAAGATTGAAGACAGTGACTCTGATGACATTAAGCGTAAAAAAGAACTGTTGAACAATACATTACTTGATAAGCACCCATACTTCTTTATTTACTTGTATAAGGATACAAAACGGAAATATAAGCAGCACAAAGCAAAGCACGACAAGTATTGCCGTAGAACATTCAATATGTCTTTAGAAGAACTAATATCCAAAAAAAGAAAAACCTTAAAAGAGAAAGAATATTTGGATTTATATTATGAGTTCTTACCTGTGATCGAAAGCAATTCTGTGATGAATGAATTGTGCAAATATATTGAATCAATTGACTTTAACATAAATAACAAAATAAAAAATGAGACTGATGATTTAATTTATAAGAAATATATGACAACTTCTGAATCGGAATTCAACTCTGAAAACTATCATAAAGTAAAGAAGGCATATAAGAATCTGACTAAGTTAATGAAGGGGAAGTTAGAAGATACAGTTTTAATAGATAATTCAGATAATATTTCAGTTGACTCATTGGGGCAAAATATTTCCGAAAACTATCAATTATTCATTCAGCAAATGGAACAATTAGACATACCTAACAATGAATTGGTCAATTATTTAATTTATTATCTCTATGTCGAAACCACTTCGCTTGATAAAAACTTTCTTTGGAACGTATATGGGGATGACATTGTTAAAAATCTAAAAGAAAATAGAATCGATAATTATTATAAAATTCCTATTAATAATTCTGAAGGAGGTATTAATTATTTATGCAACACTTACCAATTAGAAAGGATCGAATATGAAAAATAAATTTCTTTATAATGAAATCGAATATGCTAAATACGTTGAAGAGCATGGATTTTATTCGAGATATCATAAATCTGAGGTCAAACTCTTAGCAAAGTATTGGAAATCTATTGGAATCAAACCTAAGCAACGTAAAGAAAAACTATATGACTTTTGTCAAAAGCATATGCAAAACTTTGAGCGAGAAACACATTATAAGTTTATTAATTCAGTAATCGCTTATTCCAATAAAAAAACATCGATCCCTATTGTAATCAAGAGCATTCCAGTTTATAGACACGAATTTGAGTTTTTGAACAATCTCCCTGTTCAAGAACCATTTAAGAAATTACTGTTTACTATTTTAGTCGAGAAACGCATTAAAAAACAAATTAATTCGATCATAAATAACGAAGAAGTTGATTTGAAGCAATTGTCACCATACCTAAATATAGACAGCAGATTTGGTAGACTGTTAACTGTTTATTCTAAAATTCCTGCTAAATATAAAATTGATTATATGCTGTATGAATTAAATCAAACAGAATTAATTAGCGTCACCGACAGGGAATTGGTTAAGTTAAACTACATAGAACAGTTAAATGAGGTCACTTCAGAAGTATTGATTGAAATTAAATCATTTGAATCGCATGGTTATTATTACGATTTGCTATGTGGCGACAAGAAAATTTCATTCTGCGAGGATTGTGGTGTAATTATTAAGCGCACATCCAATCGAAAAACACGATGTAATGACTGTAATGAACAGTATAGACGTGAATATATGGCTGATTTAATGAAGAAAAAAAGAGAAAGTGTTAGCAATTAGAAACAGTCGTTTAATATCGAGAATTAGGCTAATAAACGGCAATTACATACTTAGCGTAATATTATGAAAGAGTATATAAAAAATAGTTGAATTTTTCACTATTAATTAGACTCTTATCATAAAATTTTGGGAGAAAATATTTATGGCAAATAAGGAGAAACCTTATAATAAAGATCATGTTGTAGAAAATTTTGCACGAAGAATTGGTTCCACGAAACAAGACGCTGAACAAATCCTTGCGATTTTCTTCGATATGACTCGTGATTATATTTATGAATATGGAATGTTTCATTATAAAAGTGAACTTCAAATAGACACTGATTTTGTGCCTACGCACAAAAAGCAGTTACCCAATGGAGATATAGTAACAGTGCCTGATAGGAATAGATTAAAAGTTAAACTGATGGAAAACTATAAAAAAATGCTTAAATAGCATGGGAGACTGCTTATGAAAAAAATCTTAATAGATACCAATGTTTTATTAGATGGGTTCACTGTAGAAGAAGGTAACACTTATATAATCCTGTCTCATGTTAATCGAGAATTGGATAAACATAAAACTTATGGCAATGAAGAATTAAAATACAAAACACGCCAAGCAGTGAGATTCATAGAAGAAAACGCAGATAAATTTGAATTTGATATTAAAGATTATGAAGTGAAATTTGATGAAAATTTTGACGATCAATACACAGACAATAAGATTGTACAAGCGTGTTTAGATAACGGCTACAGTCTAATGACCAATGATTTACTCTTGAAACAAAAAGCAAAAGCTTATGATATTGAAATAATTGAGAGTAAGGAAATAGTTGAAGATGACTATTGTGGGTATAAAATAATTACACCAACTGATGACGAGTTAGCTGATATTTATGAGTTTCCAGAGGTTAATACATACAATTTACTTGTGAACCAATATCTTGTTATTAAAGATAAACAGGGGAATGAAGTTGATTGTTTTAGATGGACTGGTAACAAATATACCAAATTAACTGAGGTTTATCCTAATACAGATTTATTAGGAAAGTTTAAGTGTAAAGATATCTATCAAAAAGCAGCCCTAGATTCTCTTCAGAATAATAGTATTACCATGATTCGTGGTAAAGCTGGTTCAGGAAAGAGTTTGGTGGCACTTAGTTATATATTGCATCAATTAGAAAAAGGAAAAATTGATAAGCTTGTAATATTTTCTAACCCTTTCGCTACACTCGGTTCGCAGGGTCTTGGTTTTTATAAAGGTGATAAAAACCAGAAGCTATTACAAAGCAGCATTGGAAATCTTCTTATGTCTAAACTAGGAGATATTAAACAAGTTGAAGCAATGATTGAAGAAGGGGTTCTTCATTTACTTCCTTTTTCTGACATAAGAGGGTATGACACTGGAAACAATTCAGCAGTATGGATTTCAGAAGCACAAAACCTCGATATTAATCTTATGAAACTTGCTCTACAGAGATTGGGCGAGGGAAGTTTTATGGTTGTAGATGGTGATGATAAGACACAAGTTGATTCCCACATTTTTGCAGGTTCTCGCAACGGCATGAAAAGACTAAGCAAGATATTTCGCGGTGAAGATTTGTATGGTGAAATTGAATTTACTAAAATTTATCGTAGTAGGGTAGCAGAAATAGCAGATAAAATGTAAATTTTAATTTAAAAAATAAATTATAAAGTGGAGATACTTGATTCTCCACTATCTCTATATAACGAGGTATATGAAATGGGAGAAAATAAACGTTATACTGATAAGCAATTGCTTGAAATAGGAATAAAGAAACGACAAGGAAAATTACAGAAGAGCTGGCAAACACTTGCTGAAACCTATGCTCGTGGACGATTTAGAGATGGGGAACAATTCAGAAGTTGGGTTAAAAATAAAGTATTAAAAGACGGAAGAAAGTCTGAAAGAATTACAATTAAACCTTCTAGTGCCAACTACGATCATGAGAAAGTTAAGAATAAAGAAGAAATAAACATTAAGGCTGATGGAACACATGAAATCGAGAAAATAGTAGATTTCAAAAAGTCAGAATTTGAAATTGAAGAAGGAAAGTTAAAAGATAAAAACTATTTATTAGAATTTCATGGCTATAATCCAAAAGAATTTAAACTACTCACTGCAAGAAGCTCTATGTGGGAAGTACCCACTGGTGATGAAAATGAGCCTGTTAGAATTCAATATGCTAGTAAAATTACAGTTAAACCATATGACACTGAATTAACAGAAGAAAAGTCTGTTGAACTGTATATGGCAGAATTAGAAATTAAAAAACAGATTCAAATTAATCAGCAATATAAGAATGAAATCAACAAATTAATTAGAAATGAAGCTAGTAAGGATTTAGTTTTGGATCTGATTAAGAAGTCTGTTGCCGATTTAGAAAAAATCAAACCTTTAAGCATAAGTAAATCAGATTACTATCCTTATGTGGAGTCGTCGCCTTGCAAAGTTTACGGAAATGTGATTTGGAGCGATTGGCACTATGCTGCTGAAGTAAATAACACATTTAATACATATAACACAAACATCTTTGAACTTCGCTTGCGTAAACTTATTGATGAAACAATTAATTCTATTTACAGATTTGGTGTTACTCATTTAACTATTGGCAATATTGGCGATATGATTTCTGGAGCAATACATGTGTCAACTAGGGTACAAGCAAGCGAGGACGTTATAACTCAAATTACCTATGTATCTGAACGCATTGCCGAAGCAGTCGCTGAAATATCAGGGCATGTTGAGTATATAAAATTTATAAATGTAATGGGTAATCATTCAAGATTGGTTGCAGATAAACAACAAGCCTTGTTAAATGAAAATTTAGAAAGAATCATTCCTTGGTATTTACAAGCTAGAATAGGTCACATAGAAAATATTGAACTTGTTCACGGTGAAGATGGTTACTATATCGACAACACTTTTAATGACCCACATTTATATGTTCATGGCGATTTAGATAAGGTTGATAAAGTTGTTAAAACAGCATCGCAATTGATGAATATCATTCCAACCTTAATCTTCTCAGGGCACATTCACCATCATACATTAAAAGAGCATGGTAAAACCATAGTCATTTCAAATGGTAGTATGGTTGGATTGGATGATTATGCTGTCGGAGGTCGATTTGCAGGACAACCTATGCAATTATTCCATGTATTTACTGAGAGTGGAAAGATTGACGTTCAAAAACCTATTTATTTTGATGGTATAGGAGTATAACGTCATGAAAGACGAATTTTATTCAGCTCCTGCTACTATAACGCCCAATGTTTTATTCTTGGAGACCAGTGAGTTGGAAAGTAAAGAAGAAATGATACTTGACTATTGCGCTATTTTACAAACCTGTCGAACTAAAATTGAAATAGAAGCAGTGTTAGAAGACTTTTACGAAAAAGTTGTTGAGCGCTCAGGAAAACTAATAATAGAACGACAAATAATAGATAAAGTCAAACAGTTAAACGAATTGCGCAGTAATTCTAAATTCTAAAACTCAGAGGAGAATTTTTATGAAAAAAAATAAAATCAAATTATGCGAACACTGCGTAACAGAAGAAGATGCTATCTCTGATGAGGAAATGGCTTCTATACTATCTTCAACTGCATATGACACAGATGATGAATTAGAACAAATAGAAAAAGAAAATAGAATTATACATATTAACTACGATATAGATAGTCTAATCTATGATAGAGTAACAAGATTGATTCACAAATACAATTTAGAAGATGATCTTGAAAATATCGCCTATGAAGATCGTACACCGATTAAGCTGCATATACATTCTAATGGCGGGAGTTTGCATGACGGACTTACGGTAGTCAATGCCATTGTTTCTAGCAGAACTCCTGTGTACACTTATGCCGAATGTACGGTTGCATCAATGGCATTTATGATTTACGTTGCAGGACATTATCGTTATGCACGAAAATTTAATGATTTCATGTATCATGATGTTTCTTTTGATGTAGGCGGAACAGCTACTGAAGTCAGAAGAAGTGTTGATAGTATAGTTAAATTGCGTGACATTTGTGATGATTTTATTATTGAAAGAACAAACATTACACTTTCACAAATAAACGAAGTATTCAAATCTAACAGAGATTGGCATTTCTTTAGTGAGGAAGCTTTGGAGCTTGGTGTGTGTCACGAAATTATATAGATAAAGTATTCAAACCATTGAGTCTAAACTGATGTTTAGACTTTTTTGTTTGCATACTTTTATGCAAAACTGCAAGTTTGTTCTGCTTTAAGGACAGTGATTGTGATGCAGCCATTCTCCCTAGCTGCATCCTCCTTGCTTTTACTAACAAGAAGGGAGAGTTAAACGATTGTCAACTAAAAGACGTTTTAATTTAAATAAAGATACTAGTGAAAAGACATTGAATGTAACCATGATTACATGCACTGGAAAATGCGGAAAAGAAAAGAAATCACATCTGTTTTATGCGAGTTCTAATCCATTGTACGCAAGCACTGGAAGATTCCCTGTGTGTATAGCTTGTATATCAGACAGACTTCCTGATTATAGAATTAATCAGAAAGATGACTTATTTAAAATTATACAAGATAAAAACTTTATCAATGCAGTATTAAATTTGTTAAAAACTATGAATTATCCGTTTGTAGTTCAGTATTGGACTAGTGCTATCAATGACGCAGAACGATCTGGTAAGCATGTGTTTGGACTGTACATGAAATATCTTAATAAAAATAAAAAAATTGCTTACACATATGAGGATGGAGATGTCAATTTATCAGTTGAAGACATCTGTAGATTAAGTGTCAGCAGAGGGCTTACTGTAGAGACACTTGAAGAAACTAAAAAAGAAGAAGAAAAGGTAAAACTAAAGTTTGATGAGAACGATAGCACAGAAATAACAGAGGATGACATCAGCACTCAAAAAGACATCATAAAACTACTAGGGTACGATCCTTTTTCTGGGTACAGTGCTATTGACCGAAAATACATGTATCAAGAGTTACACCCATTTCTAGATGAAGATACAGTAGAAGATCAACATTTGGTAAATGTGGTCGTTCAATTGGTTGTAAATAATAACCAAGTAAAAAAAATTGACAATGCTATCGCAGGACTCAGCCAGAGCGTAGAAGCCTTAAAAGAAAATCACACAGAAATCGATAAGCTTGCGAAAACCAAGAAAATAATTCAAGAGGCATCAACAAAATTGGCGACTGAAAATAGTATTGCTCTAAAACATAGGACAGACAAGAAACAGGGCAGAAGTACACTTGGCTATATGATGAAGGAATTGCGTGAGTATAATTTTAAGGACGCAGAAGAGAATTATTATGACATAAACAAGTCTAAAGGAATGCAAGTAACCGCTGAACTAAGTGTTAAGGCGATTTTTGATCAATTGCAATTCTCTGAATCGGATTACGAGGATATGTTAAAAGAAGCCCGTGACATGAATGTGAATTTTCAAAAGCAAATAATGGAGTTGGAAGAAGAAATTAGAAAAAATAACGTTTTAATAGATGCTTATAAAAAGCGTTATGGTGATTTGGATGGTGAAGACTTCTAAATGGCTAAAAAAAAGAGCGATCAAAGAGATAAAAGCATACTATCCAAGCGAAAAATAGAACTTTATTCTAAAAACGCAGAAATTATAAAATATTGGAGAAGAAATCCAGTTATTGCGTGTGAAGACATTCTTGGCATAAAGCTGATGGACGCACAAAAATATATATTAATTGAGTCATGGACAAAGCCTTATGTTGTTTGGTGCTGTTCACGTAACTTTGGTAAAAGTTTTCTTGGGGCAATTTTAATGATACTGAAGTTTCTACTTTACGAGAATCAGCAAATTTATATTATTTCTTCTGTTGGTTCTCAGGCACAAGAAACTTTCATGAAGATAGAAAAAATTGCTCAAAATCGAATTGATTCTGTAAAATCGCTGAAAAAAGTGTTTGCAGAAGAGGTTGTAAAAAGTGGTGTGAACAAAGAAGGGTTCACACACAATCCAGCCAGTTTCAATGTGAAATCTTACAATGGTAGCGAAATTCATACACTAAATGGAAATCCAGATAATAATAGGAGTATGCAATTGCACGTAGTTTGCTCCGCTAGTTAGAAATAGCTAGAATAATTCAACGAGGAAGAAATCGGGAAAGCTGAAAATAGTAAATTATAAAATTTACTTGCCAATCCGAGTGGAAGGCTATATTTAAAAGTGTAGTCACACGCAGAGCATAGGAATTGAAACTATATACAATAAATACGATGGGAATGTTAGAAGATTGACAGGCGAAATTTATATTATTAAAAACTATATCAATGACAAGGTTTATATTGGACAAACAATACAAGGTAGTGAAACTAGATTCTTACAACACTTAAAATTGCTGAAAAGTAGTGCGAGACAGGCTATTCATAAAGCAATAAAAAGACACGGTAAAGAGAATTTTTACTATGAAGTATTAGAGTCAAATATTGAATTTAGTAAACTAGATGAAAGGGAGATATATTGGATTGCATTGTACAAGAGTGATACTCATGGTTACAACCTCATGAAAGGCGGTAATCAGTCTAGGAAGCCAATCAATGTGCAACTACTTGAAAATTTGCCGACGATTATTGAAATCTATCAGAGCGAAGATATTTCGTTGCGCCAAATCGCAAAGAGATTTGATACGGATCACAAGACTCTATCAAAAATGCTTCGAGCTAATGGTATACCAATAGCAAAAAGAAATAAGTCTAATAAAAATATAACTTTCGATGATATAGAATTAATAAAAAACCTGTTTGCTAAAGGTGTTAGCGCACAGGAAATTGCACATAAAATAAACAGAAATATCAAAACTGTGCAGCGATATATTAAATCACATTGTATATAGAATATAATATTGTGTATTATTTACACCTTCTTCATATGAAGAAGCCCACGAGTCCTCGTCCCTGACCGAGTAATGTCGAAGGTGAAAAGATATGCCGACCTTATTCTCTGTTAAATAACTAGAGACATGACTGAATACAGTTGTGCCGAATAAAAAGGATAAGAACTATGGGATAAAAAGCCTGTAGGATAACATATGAAACGTGCAACATTAGTATTTTTCGATGAAGCTGGTTTCTCAAGTGAAGAGATTATTACTATTTCAGAAGCATTTGCTACACAAAATAGTGATTTCTCAACTTCGGTTGATGAAAGTTTTAATCGTAAAGCTCAATTTAAAAAAAATCCTACTCAGTTAATTTTTGCTTCTTCTGCAAGTTCAACAGACACTATTTTTTATCAACGCTATAAAGAATATGCAAAAAAGATGATCATAGGAGATAATAAATATTTTGTAGCAGATATTCCATGTGATATACCACTAAATCCACTTTTAGATGGTGAACCAATAGATCCACTACTTAAAAAAGAACAAGTGGATAACGCTTTAGCTACTTCTCGTGAAAAAGCACTTAGAGAGTATTATAATAAATTTACCACTGACGGCGGAGAGTCGCAACCAATCAAAAGAAGTGTAATTGGTAGAAATTCGATAAACACACTTCCTGTTCTCTACAATGAGACTAATCAAGATAAATTCGTGTTTGCTTTTGACCCTGCAAGAACCTATGATAACTCAATTTGTAGTGTTATGAGGATAGTTCATGATGAAAAAATTGGCTATTATGGTGAAATAGTAAATTGTGTGAGTTTTGCAGATTTAGGTAAAAAAAAGAAAACCCCTATGAAATCTCCAGAGCAATTAAAGTATTTTAAGCAAATGCTTTTAGACTATAATGGCACAAAAAATCCAGACTATGAAAATATTTTAGGAGTGCTTTTTGATAGTGGTGCAGGTGGAGGTGGTATCAGTTCATTTGCAGATAATTTGCTAGAGGACTGGGTAGATGAAAATGGTATTACCCATCGAGGCATTATAGATTTAAGTCACGATCAATATAAAGATGACGCAAGCATGTATCCTAATGCTGTAAATATTTTGCAACTCATCAGTCCTAAAAAAATGAAAGTGCAAATGATGGAACAGTTAATCGAGTTACTAGGATTAGATTTGATTAAGTTTCCAAGAGAGTATGATGGCAAAGAAATTATAAATATTGCTAAAGATGTTGAAGAAGATAATAACAAAGAGAGAAAAATTATAGAACGAAGACTTACCATGGAAGAGATTGTTGCTTTAAGCAATATAGATATCATGAAAGAAGAAACTTATGCAATTCACAGGTTTAGAGGGGCTAATGGAACTATTAGTTATGATCTTCCTAAAGATAAGCAGAAAAATATGGGCGATGATAGATTTTACACACTGCTTATGTTAGCCCATTTTCTCTATCAACTTAGACGTAAAGACACAGTTGTTAAATCCAAACCTAAAGTGGATTGGAGCAAAGCGCCTAATTTAGTTTCAGCAGTTAGTTTCTAATAAATGAATAACAAGTGAGGTGATGATTTTGTGAATGAAGAAGCAAACGAATTTAAAATAATCTATTCAGAGGACGAAGATGGGAATCGTGTAGTCACTGGTTATTCTGATGTTTTTGAAAAAATGATTAAAGACAGTGTACTGTCTTACAGGAACAATAACAATCAATATACTTACACCTACTTAAAAGAAGATCGAATAGGAAATACCGAGCTAACCGACGATGAGTACGATAAACTTGCAAAAAACGCTCAAACAGATTTAGCAAGTGTGCTTAGAATTAATCAATTAACAAGATATTTCATTAATAAAGATGAGATAATTGGTTTAGTATATAACGCAATTGAAAACAATGTTAATGGTGAAATTCGGTTATCATTTGATGGTATTGACATTACAAAAATTAAAGAGAATGAAATTAAAAAGCTAGAACAGACAAAAACTAGATTGAATAAGCTCAATAAAAAAATAAATATTAAAAAATTCATAAAAAGTGTTATTCCAAATTCATATGCAGAGGGAAACTATATTGTCTACTTGAAAGGCGATAGTTTGCAAAATTATAGCATCCTTCGCATACCTTTAGGAGTTGGGTTAATTAGCGATTATGAGATTGATGGAAATCCAGTAATATATATTGACATTAACAAATTGGTATCTTCTTTACAAAAAACTGTGATCACCTCCAAAAAAACTAAAAAAGCAATTACACTAAAGGTAGAAGAAGAACTTCAAAAAATATTTCCTCCAGAAGTATATAAAGGATACAAGGATAAAGAACAATTTGTACAACTAGATCATCGTAGAACTGGTGTAGTAAGAATAGGAAATATGGAGAAGAAGTATGGAGTGACACCAATCTTTAGAACATTTAGGGCAGCAGGAATGCTAGATGTTTATAAGGATGCTGACAAAGTTAACACCAAAGCAAAAGCTAAAAAGATCATTTTTCAGAAACTGAATATTGATATCATGGGCGAGAATAAGAAAGAGCCAAGCTTTGATTTGATGGCATTTGCGCATAATCAGTTGATGGCTGCATGGAATAATCCAGTGGTTATTTACACTGGTGCGCCTTTTGTTGAGGATCTAAAATACGTTGAACCGTCTGTGGAAACTGATAATACGAAGCAAGTTCAATTATATAGAAATGAAATCATGACGACATTGGGTATTGGATATCTCAATAATGAAAATTCTCAAACCTTCACAGTTGCTAATATAACTATTGCTGAATTAATGAAAAATATTAATAAAATAGCTGAGCAAGTTGAGGATATCATAGAACGTTGGTACGGCTTGTTCATTGAACAAGAAGGACTTGATGAGGAATACATACCAACTCCTGAAATTATTGATTCAGAATTAATGTCACAAGAAATGAAGATTCAGTTGGTAGATACGTTGTATAACAAGTTAAACCTAAGTCTACAAACTTCTCTTGAAATTTTAGGTTATTCATACACTGAAGAGCTGCAACGCAGATTGAAAGAAAATAATAATGGTACTCATGAAATAATGTTCCCAAGAGCTAATGCTTACAATAGTTCAGGCGACAAGAGTGAAGATAACAAGGGTGGTAGACCAATCGATAACAATGATCCAGATAAGCAATTAGAGGATCAAAATAGAAGACAAGCTGAATAATGTACTGACTTTACTTGAAAGGTGGTGAGAAGGAAAATGGAAAAATTAGTTTTAAATAGTCCTATTCAAGTTTCTGGGCTAGATGATGATAAACCATATATAGAGCTTACTACACGATTATGTTGGTTTAACTATCCTAATCTAAATGGAGTGGGTTTGCTTTCTGATTCTAAACCAAGTTATGAAACATTAATCGATATGCCAGTAGTTGCTAAATTACATAGTTCAGGTAAAAAATTTGGAAGTCATGAAATAGCAATTGACGACAATGGGCAGTATGTTTTCAACACGAATGCTTATGGAGTACATACTGAAGTTTATGTTGAAGATGATACTGTTGATATTCCTAACGTGGGCGAAGTCACTGTACCATGTTTGTTTGCAAAAAGCAAGATTTGGAAAAGATTTGCAAGTGTAGTTAATCTAATTGCTAATAAGATGACAAATCCTGATGAATATAATGGTGGCTTATGGTCTAGTTGGGAGCTACAAGGAAAGAAGTACGTTCTCGATGAAAATGGAAATAGAATGTATAGCGAATATCAATTTTTGTCTAACTGCTTAATTGATGTTCCACCAGCTTATGGGACTGCCTCAAAGACATTATTAGTGGCTTCTGAGGATATTGAAACAAGCGAATTTGAACAAGAATTGGAAAATGCTTATATTAAGGACAGTGAAACGCTAATTGCCACACAAAATGACGATAAGGGAGATGAAAATTTGTCCAAAGAAAATAAAAACACAGAAACTAGTGAACTAACATCTTATGACTTATATCAAAAAATTCGCAATGCTTTGAATGCAAATGGATGGGATAGTGTACCTTACTATTCTATTTTTGAGGTATATCCTGTTATTAATAAGGCTATCGCCTATACGTATGAGCGCGAGTCAGAAGATGATTATGTTATTGTGGAGTACAAAGTTGAAAACAACGAAGTTACTATTGATTCATTGCAAAATAAAAAATTGAGTGATTTGTTCTCAGAATTCGATGTGTTGAACTTTAAAGACAGGTTACAAGAAAAAACTCAAGAATTTTCTGAGCAGTTAACAGCAAAGGATACAGAGATTTCTGAATTAATCAAAACAATTGAAGCAAACAATGTAAAAATTGCTGAATATGAAGACAAAATTCTTAAAGCTGGAGAGAGTATTCTACAATATGAAAGTCAAATTGAAACTCTTGAGTCACAAGTGTCTGAACTAGAAACAGTAAAAGAACAACTTTCTCAATATCAACAAGTTGCACTTGAACAGGAAAAGGCTGAAAAATTGGCGTCATTGAAACAAGTAGCTCTATCGTCTAAGCAATTTACTGATGAAGAAATTAATAGCGATGAAAGATTACAAGAAATCTTCTCAGAATTAGATGAAACTGCGTTGAAAGTTTATATTGCTGAACGATTGATTAATTCTTCTGTTGAAACTAAAGAAGATAACACCGAAGCCTCAGAACAAAAAAAACCAAAAGAAGCAGAACCAATTATTTCAGCAAGCAATTTAGATGTTGACAGAAATAAATTTGGTGAAGCATGGCTTGCCTCGATGACAACTTTTCGCTACAAATCAAAAAAATAAATTATAAAAAAATTTGGAGGAATTTAATAATGTATAGAAATTTACAAAACTTTTTCAATAAAAACGCAAATGCAATGTTCTTTGCAAGTGAAGACTCAGTGCGTGGTCGTCTAGTAGTCGCTGATTACGAAACAGGCACATTCTCTAATGCGGCTACACCTACAGATGATGTGTATGTACTAGACAAAGAGCAAATCCCGTCTGGTGTTAATGTTGTATTTAATTATATGTCTGATTACGATCCACAGTTTGAAAATGTTAAACAAGGCGAATATGGAATTCTAATCAAACATGCTGCTGGAGAACGCTTTTCTACAGATCAGTTCGTTACTGACACTTATAGCGAGGGCGACTACTTGACATGTGCTTCTGGCGCAGATGCTGGTAAATTTACTAAGGCTGCGAGTGGCACTACTACTAAATTCAAATTTGTAGGAACAGTAGTAGAAAATGGTCACGAACTAATCAAAGTACAGGTTGTCTAATAACAAAATTATAAAATTTACTTAAAGGAGAAAAACGAAGAATGAACAAAACTATTAACAATACAGAAGTATCTGCAATTTTTGATGAAATCAATGTATTTGAGGTGGCTGAAAAAGTTGTTCAGCCTCAGTTTTCTATGAGTTCGCTTACCAGCGAAGAGAGAGATATGTATGCAACCGTAGATGCTTGGGCAAAAGAAATTGGTCAACGTGGCTTTGACAAAGATCACCAAATTTCTGCTTTTATTCAAAATGTAGTTCAGCCTGAAGTATATGATACACCTGATTATTTACTAGAGCAAATTTTGGACAAGGGTTCTCTGGGTGAATTTGACTTTGAAGAGCTTACTACTGCACCTAAGAACACTCTAGAAGTTTATGAAGCTGCAAAAGGTGGTACTGTAGACAAGTCCTACATCGACTTCAGCAAAGCTTCTGTGACTCGTAAAATGCTACAAGGTGAAACAGAACTACGTTACTCTGACCTGCGTAGAGATGGTTTTAAATCAATTGCAACTATGTCTACTTTCATGCTTGAGGCTCTACGTCAAAAACGTTTCGCAATGATTCTAAATATTGTTGACAATGCTATCACTGGCGGAAACCAAGTGTTCAACGTAACTGGTTCAAACGTTACTTCTGCTGCCATGGATCAGCTTCAAGCTTATCTGCTAGACTATGCTGATGGAAGTGTTTCTCCAAGCACTATCTCACTTTCCAAGTATGCGCAACAAATCGTTCGTCTTATTAGTGGCAATGCTGGTCTGATGTCTGAAGATATGAAGAATCAACTACATAAAACTGGTCTACTTGGCTATTACTATGGTCTACAAGTCAACCAAATTTCTGGTGCTAAAAAAACAGGTAAAGGTGAACTTCTGATCCCTGATAAACGTATTTTTGGCTTCGGTGGAAAAATTGGTAAGTTCAACGAGGTTGGCGAACTACGTGTTTACCAAGACATGGACAACCAATCCGAGAAAGTTAACCTTAAATTCACTGGCTACGAGTTCGAAGTTGGTATCACTGACATCGAGAAAGTTGCTAAAATTACATTCTCTGCTTAATAAGCAGATTTCATTTGAGTGAGTCATTCGTGGCTCACTCTTACTAAATTATAAAGGGAGAAAAAATAAATGAAAAAGTTTAATGATTCTGAGCAAATTACTATTTTTAATGATAGTTTTCACATGGTTATCATTCCTACTCAACACAATCCAAATGGATATGTGTTAGAACCTGTAACAAATGAGTTGGCTAAGCCATCTATTACTATTAACTACAGTGAAGTGCGCTATGTCAACAACAGTTCAAACGTATTCAAAATTGGCGTTTTGCGGTTTGATAAAGAGCAACAAGAAGAAATCTATAAAAACCTTGGGATTGTTAACTGGGAAGAAATTCTGACAGCAGAGGACATTAAGAGTTTAGCCACAAAGAAAAATCACACGCCTGATGATTATAAGAAAATCCTTTCTATTAAAGATCAAGCTTATTTTGAAAGAATCCGCTCAGAAGTAGTGGCTCTTCGTAACCAAGGAACATATGATTTGTCTAGTAGATTCTTGGACATGATCGAAAAACGTTTGAACGAATTTCAAAATGGCAAGTTTAACACTTCATTTAAAGTTCAAGAGCAGAAGAAAGATAATTCTGGCGTGAGTCAAAAAGATTACGATGAGCTTAAAGCAAAAAATGAAGAAATGCAGCGACAGTTTGAGGAGTTAAAAGCACTTATGATGGCACAACTTTCACAAAATCAGACTACTGAAAAAACAGTAGATACACCTGCTGTGGGAGATAAACCAAAATCAACTCGTGGTCGTAAACCAGCAAGCGATAAAACCGAATAGAAAATGGTGAATTCAATATGACTTCATTTGAAGAAATATATCAAAGATTTTTTAATAAGATTGAAAATGATAGAGACTTTTTTGTATATTTCAATGTTACTGACAATGAAGCAATTGAAATTGCACGAAAAAGAGCGAAAGACTTTCTTATTGAATCTGTTACTAGATTAACGCTATCTTGTACACCTGATGTAAATTTTCATGACTACAGCTTAGAACAAGAGCGATTCAATTTTGAATTAACAGGCAATGAAATTGAACTTTTATCCTCTTTAATGCGAGAAGAATATTTTAAGCGTGACTTGGCTAAATTGAAAGCTTTCATGCATCATTTTTCAACAAGAGACTTAAATCTATTCTCACCAGCAAATGAGCGTAAAACTTTTATAGATATGGTAGAAAAAATCACTGAAGAAAACGATAAGAATATAAAAAGATACATATCTATTGACAGATTAACTGGAAAGTATAAGGCGATAAACTACGCTGCATACAATAAATAGGTGACGACATGGATATTAACTATTATAAAAAAATTAATGGTTTATACGGTTTCGATAGTAAGAGGGATAGTGACATAGCTCGCACAAAGCGATTTGTTGCTGAAAAATTTGATGATGATGTACAGGCTTTTGACGTGATGATTGAAGACAGAAGACAAACAGTGCTTATTTCATATGCCGCAAAAGAAGACATGAATAAAATCATTAGTCGTCCAGATGAAACCTTTAAAAATGGTGATATTGTAACTTGGAATGATGAAAAATATATTATTCTTCAAGTTGACTCAGACAAGAGAATTTACACCAGAGGATTGATTAAAAAGTGTCTCGGTTCTCTTAAGTGGCAGGACGAGTTGGGTGACATACACGAGGCTTGGTTTGCAAGAACTACGAATCTATCGCCTAACTTTGGTGTAGACGACAGAAGTAAAATCATAACTATGCCTGACGAACGCAGACAAATTGTTTTGCAATCAAACAGTCATACACAAAAATTCGAGAAAGAACAACGTTTCATTATGGATGGTCGTGCATGGAAAATTATTACACTCGATGACATTGCTGATGGCATAATTAACGTTGTACTTGAGGAGTCTCATATTGATCCTGCTATTGATAATTTAGAACTAAGAATAGCTAATTACAAGTCTGATTACTACAGATTGGTTAACAAAACACCATTATCAATTAATTTAAAAATCGACCAAAGTACATTACTAGATGTAACTGCTTACCATAACGGCGTGTCAGTAGACTCAAGTGAAGTTGAATTTATGGTTGAAGACAATAGTTTTGGAGTTGTTGATAATAACGGTATATTTACACCTCATAAAAGCGGTAATGTAAAAATATTTGCTAAATATAAAACTGCTGTAATCGAATTCAATGTTCACGTCAGAGAAGAATTAGTACATAGTTATTACGTGGATATTATTGGTTCAAACGAAATTAATTTTGGTTTGATTAGCGAGTATACTGTAGTGTTTAAAAATCACGGCATAGAGATTGATGAGACTCCTGTGTTTGAATTGGAACAATCAGCAAACGATTTAGTTACTATTCAATCAACAGATATTTCTAAAAAAAGCATTACGTTGAAAGCCAATAGTAAAAATAAAGCAGGTACGATTACACTACATGTGAGAAGTGACAACGGATTAATTAAAAACAGTAAAACAATTAGAATCAAAGGATTTTTATAATAAATGAAAGGTGTGATGATTGAGTGGGTATTGCTATTAAGAGATTGGGTGAGTTACGAGTCGAATCTTTTGTTGAAGGTGTGAATAACAACTGGCTTATTTATAAATCATTGCCTAACGCCAAAATGCATTCAAGTGCTGTAGATGGAACAGTTTTCTTAAGTGCCACACCTTCTGTTGAAGTTGTGGATGCAGACTTAGATATTCCATTAGATGAGAATATTTATGCTTACTCTATTGGT